CAGACCCGTTGATTACAATGTAATCGCAGCCGAGTTCATTGCAGAGAGCGCGGGCAACAGTAGTCTTACCTGTACCCGCTGTCCCGCAGAGAAGCATGTTAGGAATTTCTCCAGCCTCGATAAACTGTTGAAATACTTGTTTCTGCGCGTCAGGCAAAATACATTCTTCCAACGTCCGTGGTCGATATTTTTCAACCCACAAGAATTCATCTGACATAAAAACCTCTCATAATAAAAAACACAGTTTAACTCATTGTTGCTTTGGAGTCAATACCGTCAGACAAGTTTAGGGTCAATTGCCTACCACCTTCTTTCGATTGCTCCTTTAGCCAAGCCAGGATGTTTTGCGGTGTCGTTTCTCCATAAGGATCATCGTCTACATTATCACCGTAACCTGGTTCAACAAAAGCCTTCTCAACACGCATATCGTCTACGATCATTGCATACCGCCAAGAGCGAACACCAAAACCGAAGTTGTCTTTTTTCACATCCATATGCTGGAATGTAGTGAACAAAGCAGAGCCATCAGGAATAACCTTGACGTTCTTTAGCCCTGAAGCCTTAGCCCAAGCATTCATTACGAATGCGTCATTTACTGATAGACAAAAGATTTCATCGATTCCTTCTGCTTTGAATTCATCGTACATCCTTTCAAAATCAGGTAGTTGATGAATTGAGCAAGTAGGTGTGAATGCACCAGGCAACGAGAATATGATTACTCGTTTACCTGCTACTAGATCAGCGGTTGTGACATTTTCCCATCGAAAGGGATTGCCCTCAGTGATAGTGTCATCTCGCACTCGCATGCGAAAAATTACATTCGCAATAAGCATATTATCTGGAGTGTTTCCCGATAGATCCGACTTAAACATATCTGCATTACCTGGCATAATTTTTCTCCTAAATAACTGAGCTAGGTTCAAGTGCTAACCAATACTTCATATCAGATGAAGTGCTAGATAAGTACATGAATTTTTTCTTTGAAAGCGTAACATCATATTCGCCCGTGATCACCTTGAAGTTCTCCACTGCGAGGCGGCAATCAAAGTCAAGATCGCTTTCACCTATGACATGCCTGAAAGTGTTGCTCTTAGGAGTTGAGGGGTCGCCGACTGATAACGTCACCGTGCCGCCCTTAGCAACTACACTCAGCATTGGCGCAGATACAATTGCAGCAGCCTTCATTATCATATTCACTTCTTCAGAAGTCAAAGTAAACTTATAATGCTCATCAACCTCAATCGTTTTGTCTGGTGCTGCGACAACAATGCTAGGATCAGCATAGTAGTATTCAAATTGACTTTGATCCTTGCCTACTGTCATACTACTCTCACCGAATGCAACATCAGTATCATCCATCAGAGTGAGAAGTGCCAACAGACTATTGAGATCATAAATCGCAAACTCACGATCAAATGTCTCAGAGATTGTAGTGCGAGAAAAAATGTTTTTCCCCGTGCTAATCGTCGCTAGAGTGTTACCCTCACGAACAAGGATGTTCGTGTTGATACTAGCATAGTTTTTTAGAATGTCCAGGGTGGACTTCGATATTTTCATAAGATAGCTCCATACTATAATTTGTCGTCACATTGTACATAATATTCAAGTAGAAGTCAATCTACTTTATTCAGAAAAGGTCAACTGAATCTTTCCACTACTTTTAGACGCATCGATTATTTCACGATCTGTTGTAGTCTCATTCAAAGCAGCAGTAAATGCTGCGGATACAGTTTCAAGGTCAACATCATCAGGGAATCTAATTTGAATTGTAGATGTCAACCCGTCATCAGAAGTTATCTGAGAAAAGATGCCGTTGTAATCATCACATATGGTAGTGATCGCAGCACTGTAGTTGTCAGTTACTGATGTTGAAATGCCTTCCCAAAAAACATCGGTTAATGAATCTCGGGTAGAAGTTAGTTCGTAAATGTTTGCCATTTGTCAATCCTCAAAGTTACTTCTCTTATTTATAAGAGAAGAGACGCAGCGGCCGTCTGAGGAGAGAAGTTTCAATAGGAAAATCGCCGCTGCGCCTCTAATTCTGTTACTCGGTATGTACCCTGTCGTGCTCGTAAAGAGCTAAAAATCCATAGTGGATAATCTTCACAATGTCCTTACGCCATACATCAGGGGTCTCGCCCTTCTTGCCGTATCGCCCATTATACTTGTCAATGTTTCCATGAAAGAAGCCTGGGCCATGTCCTCGGTCTATAATAATCTCAGCAGACTGTAGACCTCCTTGTCCATAATGACCCTCGTAAGTAGAGTCAATGTAGTTTTTGAATTCTTGAATCAATTCGTCTTCGCGGAACTTGTACATCAACAACCCTCCGTTGGCGGAAACTCTGAGAACACTGGCGGTACCTTCCGCAGTGCAATCAACAGGTCAACGACCTCTACCAATCGAGCAGTATCTGCATCGATACTCTCAGTCAACTGTCTGGCTTCTTTAATTAGTGATTGTATCTGAGTAGTCATTATGAGAAATCCTCATCCATAACAACATCGAGGGTTACTTCATCTGACTCAGCAGTCATAGACTCTAGAGTAGCACCAGCATCTACCTTAGTGTAGAGATCGCTGAATGCCTGTCGTGTGTCCTCGTCAAAGCGATTGACGCAGAGTTCGATAGACTTCATACGGTCATCAAACATAGCGTATGCATTGACAATGTGCTCCAAGCGGCGTGTTGATACCAACTCATCGATAGCACCCTCGCGGAATGTTTTACGAATGATGTCAGCCCAAGTGACTAGCTTGTCAGCAAAGTCCTCGTCAACCTTGTTGACCTTGCCCATCTTACCGAGAATGATTTTCTTCTCAGTAGCTGGAGAGGGATACTCCTGATCAACGGTTATTGCAAAACGCTCAAGGAAAGCCTCGTCTAGGATCTGAGCCGACATAAACTTGCCGTCATCCGAGCCGCGTCCTTTAGTGTTTGCGGTTGCAATGATGTTGAAACCAGAAGCAGGAGTAATCACCTCTCCAGTCTTTTTGTTGAAGTAGGGCTTGCCCTCCAAGATAGCTTGAAGACACATAAGTTTGTTGGATCCTCGGTCCAACTCGTCCAAGATGCAGACTGCACCTCGCTTCATCGCCGTCAGCACAGGGCCCTCACGGTAGACTACGTTGCCATCGACTAGTGTATTCCCACCAATCAAATCGTCCTCATCAGTCTCAATAGAGATATTGATTCGGATAGCCTCGCGACCTAGCTTTGCGCAGGTCTGCTCAACCATTGTAGTCTTGCCGTTTCCTGACAGACCAGAGATAAATGTCGGATAGAAAATCCGAGACTTAAGGATCTTGGTTAGATCGCGGCTGAATCCAAACGCAACATACGTTGGGTCAGTAGCGGGAACCAAGTCATCCACTTCAACCGTCAACTTAGCCTGAGTAACAACCTTCGCCTCGGGAACGGGTGTCGGTGCTACTGTCATAATAGGCTTTCGTTTAACTATGACGGGAGCGGGGGTAGATGCTGCAAGAGCAACACCTTCCATGTTGAGCGCGTATTGATTACGACCAATTTTGCGCTCAGTAAAGAACCACTTAGGAGCTGGGAGACCAGCACCTTTAGCAGCATCGAGGACTTGAATGCGGGAGAAAACTCCTGATCCATTGTCCAATGTTGATAAAACTTCAATTAACTTTGTTCGATTTTCCATAGTATATCTCTCCACAAGACTAATTTTTCTAAACTATGCGACTATTATAGTCGGTTTTACTGCCTAAGTCAACCTTTAATTGACCAAAAAGCAACTTTTTTTCTTGTTATTAATCAGCAACTTACGCTACCAGATCAATAAATTTACCAAGAAACAGTGAATTTCCTGACTTTTTAGACTGAAATTTCTTGAATCCTCGCAAAATATCACCCTTTTTATCAGATTTCACTTCCATCTCCAGATCTTCCTGCGAGAGGTTGTCACCGTTCTTAATCAAGTAAGACAGATCAAATCCGTCAGTATCCCGTATTATAGCGAACTTCTGCTGACGATACGATTTTAAAGCCGCTTGAGCACCTGCATCATTCTCATATCTTCCAGCTCGACTAGTAATTGCATACGAATTGAAGTTGCCTATGTGAAAGTTCACAAGCGTGGTGTCAACACTAGCCTTAAAGTGCTTCAGCAATGCATTGTACATTATAGTGCGAGAAGAATCCCGTCGGTTCACTTTGTACTGCGTGGTCACACCGTTATCGGTGATATAAACATTTTCAGTATCACGCTGCCATGCCCAGCCCTGAAACTGAGAACCTAAATGCAACTCACCAGTAGGATCGCCGTCAGTCAAAAAGAGTGTATTCATCTTTTCGATTTTGTGATTACGTTTGAAACGTTTCACAAGTTCACGGGCAACCAACATAGCTTCTAGCAAGGGAGTGCCACCGAGCTGCAAACACCCAGGTAATGAGTGAATGCTAGTCCAGTATTCAGAATCTTTACTAGGGTTTCTATTGTAAACCTCAGCCAGCAGCAACATGTTGGTGAAAGTTTTCTTGTACATGTTATGTGACAAGTCGGAACTCATCAACTGAACAACATAGAAACTATCATCCTTGATGCAAGTGGTGCCATCTTTCCAATTGTTGCTTATGCTAGTCATTTGATCCCAACTACGGCTGGGCATGTTATCATCAACAGCGTTGGTGAATGAGTAGATCTCAAACGGGATATCAACTTTTTTGCAAAACTCAGCCATGACCAACGTTTGCAGAATTGTTGCAGTAATGTCATTGCACATTGAGCCAGAGAAATCAATAAACATCATCATACCGTGATTGGTGCCGTTGGGTACAACCGTGTTAGACAGGAATACATCCTCAGTCAACTTGGTAGCCCACAGCTTTTTCATATTCAACTCACCAGTCTTATTAGTCCTAGCGCGAGAAAGAGTAGATGCTTTACGCTTCATTTCAAAACGCTGCACTAACTGGTTGATGACTGCCTTGTTTTTAGAGTCAAAGTTTTTGCGCATTTTTTGCGCGACTGCCGTTTGTGATACATCAAAACTGTTTTCTCTTGAGCGAAAACAATATTCCCACTTGACGTTTGCCCAAGTTTTATGGATAGGAAACACCCAGTTCTCAATCTTAGGAGATACCCATTCAACATACGCATTTTCTTTTGCAGTATCAGAAACTAGCGAGCCTTCATTTTCACGGAACGCAGTGTCAGTCTCAGATATTGGATCTTGAGAACCATTGTCTTCCGTAGCATCAGTGTTTGCAACGCCGCCTGATGTAGATTCTTGCTCAGGAGATTCTTGCTCAGGAGACTCAGAATTATCCTCGCCTTTACCGCCTGATTCAGAATCTGATTCAGACTCCTCGTCACCAGCAGCATCGCCAGACTCTTCAGACTGAGACTCTTCGGAATTTTCTTCACCAGCGTCAGCCGATTCTCCTTGCTCACCCTCATCTGAATCACCGAAGTTTGGATCAGTTTGAGTTTGTGCCTTCTCAGGTTCTTGCTGAGAAGTCTTGGCTTCAGCAAATATTTCCTCAGCAAGAACCACAACATCTTCCCAAGATTCAGCAGCCTCGATACGAGGAATATACTGTTGCTCAGTGTCACTAAACGGAACGCCTAACAACCCACCGATTTTAAAATGCAAGTTGATGCGGTCGATCAAACCCAGTGTGCCAATGTCACGTTGAGCGACACCGAAGAAATCCTTCTCAAACAATTCACGATAGCCAGCGTAGAAACTTCTAACTAGCCCAGGAAATTTTGATTTGATCTTGCGCTCAATACGAGCATCCTCAATTACATTGAGAAATGATTTGAAAGCAGGGCCGTAATCCATTATATTATCATGCCAGCCCATCATTGGGGTGAATAGAGCATGCCCGACTTCGTGACCGATGAATAGATCGTAAAGCTCAACACTCATTTCTTCCCATATAGGCAGAGTAAGAGTGCGAGACTTTAGATCAAACGATGCAGTAGCTACATTGCGATGCTCCAGAGTAACGTTCTCCGCAGCAAGCAACTTAGCTAGAATTGATTTGTTTTGTATATTCAACAGAATCTCCTCGATTTGAAGTACTATTATAGTGCCTTAGCGCCTCTATGTCAAGAACTATTTCACAACCTAAGTCATTGATTTTGTTGGATATTCAAAAATAATGCTATTTTTTTGTCCTTTTGGTACTCTTTTTAGGAGGATTTTCGTACAAATCCTTCCTTTTTTGCAGTCTTTCGATCACTTCAGGTGACTCCATCCAGTAGTCCTTACCGTCTAGCAATGATGTGAGTTCATCATCTTCCATGAATCCTTCATAAGTCTGCCGTACCAGCTTCTCACCCCACGATCTTTCCATTGTGACTTGGGCAAACATTTCGCTGCTCTTGCCATATGAGAAAGAGGAAAAGGTGTGAAACATAAACACTGTATGATCTGAGACTTCACATTGGTCGCCACACAAAAATAGCATGGTCGCTGCCGATGCAACAAAGCCTTCAGCCGAAGTGATCACTGTCGCTTCAGTCTCAGATAACACCCGCATAAATTGTATTGCAGTGAATGCATCACCACCAGGCGAGTTCAAATGTATATACAATATGTCATTGGGACCTGCTGATCGAATGATATTAAACCACTCGATGTACTTTGCTGGTTCTTCAATTTCACCAGATACATAAAAATGATGCACCTTGGTCATGATCTGATCTATGTAACCTGCAGGTCTTTGTACTAGCCCATCAATTAACTCGTTCATAATATCTTGTTACCGCCTTAATTTTTTCAATTTGTTTGTCAATGATAGCCGTTCGATTAGGCCAATGAATGTAATCCTTTTCAGGATTCTTTTTCAAATTAGTAAGTAGCGGCATGATTAGATCTTCGAGGTCACGCAACTTAGTCGCAACATCTTGTTCTACCAAAGCACGATGCTCATTAATCATTCCTGAGTTATCAGCAGAGAGAACCCTGCTTTCAATTTCATATAGTTTAGATAGGACTTCATCTTTAAAATCTTCCGAGACTGCTGCTGTTGCAGGAGCTGCGGTAGTGGGGGTCATGTCCTCACTGTCAACAATAGTAAAGCCGAAATCGAAATCGTCTGCCATATTAGTCTTCTTCTGTAAAGTACTTATCGAGTACTGCTAGTTTTTCTTCGTACTCAGCAACCTTAGCAAGCTGAATTTCAAGCTCTGCCATGATGTCACTGTGTTCTCCGATACCAACAGGGTTAGTGAGCATGTTGTCCGCATTCAAAAGATGCTTGCCAATTTGCCCAGAGAAGTAGCCACGCGCTACTTTAATCATCTTATCTTTCATATTTATGTCTCCTCTTTAACACGATTTCTTAGGGTTGTACTACTGAAAGAATGCTTTCTAGAATTGTACACAATTTCTATTGGCAATTCTTTACCAGTAAATTCTTTGTCTCGGTATTCTTCACCGATGACTCGCACATCTATAGGCAATGCGAGTAAGATATCAACTAAATCTGCCTCAGTATTGTAAACGATGATTTCATCTACATATTTTACCGCAGCTAACTGCAACTGCCTTTCTACAATACTCTGCACTGGCTTATTCTTATCACACCTATCTATAGTAGGATCATTTTGCAAACCTACAATAAGATGTTCACAATGTCGCTTTGCTTCTTCTAACATCACGATATGTCCTGCATGTAACAGGTCAAAGGTAGAACAAGTGAAACCTATTCTAGAGAAGCCGATTTGCTTTTTGTAATCTAAGACCATTATTTTTCACCTTTGTCTTAATGCGCTTTAACGCCATGTCCAATTTCAACTTCGACGCCCGCTGCGTAAAGTTTTGCCCTAGCATATGATCATACTCATGCAAGAAAACTCTCGCAGCCAATTCAGTAAATGTTTCTGTAGCCCAACTACCGTCTGTTCGTTGATACCTTGCAGTGACAGAAGTTGGTCTTTTCAAGTTTAGCCACACTCCAGGCAAACTCAAGCAACCTTCTCTCATTGTAACAGTTTCATCTGATAAGTCAACTACTTCAGGGTTTATGATGTACCGAACTAAGTCTTTTCCATCACCGAATGTGAATACTTGCATGTCTAGCCCAACCTGATTGGCAGATAAGCCAGCGCCATTCAATTCCAATTGCTTCTTCATAAGCGCCTTACCGACTTCTTCTGCATTGTACTTTTCAAAGTCAAATGGAGCGGGCTGCCTTTTCAGCATATCATTGCCAAATTCTACTAGTTGTAAATTCTTTAGATCCATTATGTCATTACCGAATAGTTTTGTTTCTTTTGAAATTTGATCACGCTTCTGAATTTATCAAATAGTACATCACCTTTATGTGATATGACAAATACATGTGTTTCATCACCAATAGTATTTAACAGGTTCATAACGTAGTCCGTTCCATTATTATCTAAGCTACTGTCAAACACCTCGTCAAGTATCAGCAAGTTTGTTGCTGCCGAGTTTTTCATCTTTGCTATTGTTCTCCAGGTGAATAGCAAGGCTAAATCAATTCGCTGCTTCTCTCCTTCACTGAAACTAGCATACGAAAACTTGTCTCGATGTCTAGACTTAATCGTCTCGTTAAATTTCTCATCCAGATTAAACTGAACAAAGAAGTCCATAGACGCTAAGTATTTATTGACAAGTTTATTTATCGCAGGAAGAAATTGCTTTATCACGCGAGTTTTGATGCCTGTATCTTTCAACAACGAGCCACATGCTGATAGATAGTGTTGCTCTTCATTTTTCTCTGACCTAGTTTTGTTACTCGCTACGACATCTTTAGCCAGAGTTTTTAACTTTGCAGTTTCTTCATCGATGTCTGCAACGTTACTTTTAGCGTCGTGGAGCTCCAGATTTAACCTCTGTAGCTGTCTTTGATTAAGTATGATGTCATTGTTAGCATCGGATATCTGAGTCATCAGTCTAGCCCACTCTTTAAGAGTAACCTCTACTTCATCCATCTGCGCATCTAATTCTAAGGTAGCTGCCTCTAACTCCTCTAGCTTAGAAGTTCGCGCTTCCTGCATCCCCGTTTTGAATTCATGAGGAATGCCCTGCTTACATGTAGGGCAATCATCATGATCCTGATAGAAGTCTAACTCGGTTTTAATTTTTCGGAGTTGTTGTGTGAATCGATCTCGGTATCGAGCAAGGTCGGTTCTTTTTCCTTCTGGATCTCCAAGATTCGTCTTCTGCTCTGTGAGCGCAACTGCTGTTGTTTCCGCATCATTAATCGTCTTGTCGATTTCAAGTATTTGCTCCTTTATCTCTGTTATTTTATTGGCTTTGCTTTGCTCTAACGTTTCAATAAATTTCTTTTGCAATTCAGCCTTCTGTTTTGCAACTTCCATTTTGGTTTCTACGTCACGAATTGTGTCTTTGAGAATGTTTTGTTTTTCTTTAAGTACAGTATTCATCACAGTGAAGATTTTGATATCTAGGATGTCTTCGATAATTTCTCTGCGCTGACCCAGTGGTAGCTGCATAAAAGGAGTGAAGGACGCGGAGCCTAGTATCACAATCTGTGTGAACGATTTGTAATTTAACTTTAGAACTACCTCCTCTAGGTACTTCTGAGAGTCTCTCGCCGCAGCGTCCTGGTCTACTAGAACATCATCGCAATATATTTCAAAGATATTAGGCTTAGTGCCTCGTCGCACAAGATAATTATGTGTGCCGATCCTGAATTCGATTTCAACTACTAGTGACTTGTTATTTATAGTATTGAGTAGTTGAGGTTTAGTTATGTTTCTGAATGGCTTGTTGAATAGCACATAGCATAGTGCATCAAGCATTGTAGATTTGCCGCTGCCGTTCTCACCTACAATAAGAGTAGACGGGCTGCGAGTGAATTGCATTTCAGTAAATGCGTTTCCTGTTGACAGGAAGTTTTTCCATCGAAGTTTCTCAAAATATATCATAAGTTCTCTTCAACCAAGGCATGATAACTTGCCGTGTAAATGTTTTATGTTGCACATCGTCGGGATGACAGTGATAGCCCTCAGACTCTCTCTTTGTAAACACTGTGTCAGAATACGCTTCTAACCAATCAAATTCACCTTCGACAGGCAGCCAGTTTTTTCTACTCGCTTTCAATAATTTATACTCGGCATTATCAGTACCCTCTAGACTCAGTTCGCTAGGATATGCTGACATACGAGTCATAAAATATTTCACACCTTTGTTTTGCAGATACTGTTCAGTTAGAAACTGCCAGTATGCGGTAGTCAGGGCAGCACCTGTTAAGTCATGTAAGTTATTATAGTACACTGTTGACAATGGATCATCCCAATGAGCATTGAGAGTTTGCCAGTCATCGCCTTGATAAACTTCGTGACGATCAATGCCTGTCCACATTACACCTACAAGCAGATCTTCGGCTGACAGTTCTTCTAACAATCGCTCAACGCCTTGAACAACAGTTCGCGCAATGTACTGATTACCTACAGATGATTTAGCATAATTTACTAGTGGCACATTTAAAATTTCAGACAGAGGTAAAGGCCAACAACGGGTGTGACCTTCTTCTGTTTCAGTAAAGCTACACCCTGAAGTTAGTAATACCTTCATTTAATATCTTGTGCTTCCACATATAGAGTTCGCAATTGTGTTTTCAACCTATCACGGTCAAGATCAGTATTGATATTATCCACATAATCTACAAGCAATGTCATCGTATCCTCTAGATCAATATTCTCTTCACCTACTGCCTCGTCTTCAAACTCAGAAAAGTCTTCGATGATTTTCAACTCATTGAGGTTACAAGTATACAACGTATCAACTAGCTTGTCAAATGCCGTGAAGTCCGTTTTGTTCACAACAATCAATTTGACAGATCGGTTCTGTAACGTAGAGTAATCAAATTCCTCAATCTGTTTCATAACCTGTACATTAGTATCATCATAGTATACTTTATGAAACATTTTGTAGGGATTCTCATAAAATGTAAAGTCTACAGTTTCTGTCTCCATGATATGAAACCCTCTCGGATCATCGTAATCTGACCAAGTAATTTCGTATGGATTTCCGAGATAAAATATATTACCACTACGGTCACGATGATGAAAGTGCCCACTACAAACAAGGTCAAACTGATTAAAAATCTTAGAATCCATACCATGCTCATTTCTAACGCCTTTATACATCTGGAAACCAGCAAGTTCAAAATGACCAAAACAAATGGTAGCATCTGCATTCTCCAAAGCATCTTTTGATGCTGCATAATTCTCTGAACAGATCCAAGGCATCAGTAGAATATTAGTATTGCCGAACTTAACTTCAGTCGGATCTTGATACAAAATTATGTTGTCATACTCTGCGAGTAATAGGTTAGGTGAGTTTACTTCATTTGTATTTTTGAAATAGGTGTCGTGATTGCCTGGTATAAGATGTATGTCTATACCTCTGCGGCGTGCCGCATCAAAAAAATATTTCTTGCAACTCGCTAAGGTGTTGAAATTGATGTACTTCCGTCGATCAAAAATATCACCCAAGTGAATGATTGTCTTTACACCCTGTTTCTCTATCTCAGGGAAAAACGAATCATTGTAGAAACTCTCAAAGAAATTGTCAAACGGAATAGAATCCGATCTAGCACCGAAGTGCGTGTCCGTGATGATTGCTACCTTCATGCGTAAAAGACACCGGAGTTTGCGCCGTGTTCCATACACTCAACTTCGGTCACCCAACAGCGATTGTCTGTCATGTTTCTAACCATTTCATCAGCATACATGAATGCGTGTTCAGCAAACTTTTCACACCCCACGCCATCAAGTACAGTAAGTGATGCGAGTCCAGATTCTTCTAACTCTTCAAACATATCCATTGCGGGGTCGTTAACATCGACAACAAGTTTGTGGTCAAAGTGATCTTCAAGCCAATATTTAAGGTCCTTCAGACCGCCGAAATCTACAACCCAGTTCTTATCATCTAAACTTTCACAAGCAAAAGTAAACTTGAATCCTAGAGAATACCCATGCAACAAAGAGCAATGACTATGCGTTGCGTTAGGCTGTCTGAAAGTACACGAAAGTCCTCTCTCATGTCCATATGTTTTTGTAGATAAATGCATCACTCTTCACCCTTTAGTACGTTGATTAAACCGTCAGCAGAAAAATATTCTTCTGTTAGAAACTTATAATTCTTATCTATACTATGTAACATCAAACCATCATCATAGAATGTCATCATCTGTCGAATACGGGCAAGCAACTCTTCTCGGTGCTTTTCATATTGAGCAAAAGATGCTGTCCAATCAGATGGATATTTGAATTCGTGACTGTACATTTCGCTGTACGATAGAGCATCCGGCACTAACGGCATGCCGCCTGCACATAGAATTTCATAGCAACCTATACCTAGAGTCTCCTGTAAGTTTGCAGAGAACACCATCTTAGCTGAACCAAGCAACTTATGATACTCTGCTTTAGTGAGAGATTCATCTTGTGCTACAACCAGTGTGTACTCAGGTAAATGTTTCTGCATATCTCTGAATATTTCAGGCTGTTTCTCGACAGCTAATCGATGTGGGAATAGTATCACATCCTCTTTATCGATACCACGTGTGTCATGCGCAATCTCATGGATCAAATAATCCATAGGCCAGCCTGTTCGATACGTTCTATCAGTGCCAAAGCAGACATTGAACATACCCTTGTGATCATGCGATGCAAACCAATTGTAGTCGTATGCATGATAAAAACTTTTCTCGGCATGTTGCAACCATCGCTGATCACCATGCGCGCCGAGAAAATCATTAGGGTCATACGAACCGGCATGCCAAAGACCGTGAGTTTCTACAGGTACACCTAGCAACTGTGACATGTATTTTAAGTTGATGATACCTGGATGCCACGCATCAGCGAACACGAACTTGTCGCCTGGTTGGACTTTGTTTGCATGAAACAACTCAGCAATTTTCCTAACTTGCTCAGACTTGTAGATGTTCGTACCAGAGAAATTTAGAAATGCACCAGGTGTTGCGCACTCAGCAATGTTATTAGGACCGTCAATGACAGTCACAGCCGCACCCGCATTTCTAATAGCCTCAGGGAAATGTACTTTCCACTGTGCTGTGTAGCGAGTCTCTACATATTCTAGATCAACTAAATAGATCATTCTGTACAATACCCCCATTCTCATCATCTTCGTAAACTTCAACCTTGCAAGCTCTGTCAGGGTAATATGCTTCCATGTAATCAAGCAGACTATCTGCAAGCATTTCACATGATTGATTGTTTAACTGCAAAGTCCCGCCATCATATAACGCTTCAAGTTCACGCTTCAATAGTATGAATTCAACATCTCTGTCATCATGAAACACTCCAAGAGTCACATAGAAGTGAAACATATGCCGATGTGGGTATTGCAAAAATTCTACACCAGGTAGATTTGCAGCGGCAGGGTATTTGTGAATGCCTTCTTTCTGAAAACTAACCTGAATAAAACTTTTTCTCATAAAAACAAATCCTCTAATGACGGCGGTGCGTCTGTTCGTACAGGGGTAGATTTCATACTACCTCCCAGATACTGGTCAGATTCCCATCTACGGAAATCGTCAACAGATTTGATATTATACAAGTTTCTGAATTGATGTTCAAGCCGCATCTTGACCGAATACTTCAATAAAGCATCTTTGTCAGTCAGCATGGTTTGCATAGTTCGCATGAAGTTTCGAGTACTACCTGCAACAACCATAGTCCTAACACGCATCCACATATACAGATCGCCGCCTAGTTTCTTATAGTCACCTACGCCGTTGTTTAGCACATTGTAGAAGTCTTCAATAGTAGTACCTACATCCATAACTGTATTGAGATCGTTGTAAATTAATTCATAGTTAGGACCCCATGCTCTACCTATGGACATAGTTCTGCCATTGATAAAGTACAATCCATTCTCTGCTGCTCTTGCATGCGAGGTACTATCATATGAAATTTCAACGTGATCATACAGCCCATTCTGACAAAAGATTAGATAAGGAATCATGCGTCGAACACTGCCGACTCCTAGAACGTGAAGATGTAATTTGCCTTCTGCATTTCTAAAAGGAAGCTGACTAGCAATAAATGCACGTTTCACATCTTCAAGTGGTCCTGTTCCGAGTGCAGCCGCACCCATAGCAACGCCTCCAATGTAGCCGTGTCCGCTCTGTGGGACCTCAGATAGCATCCTATCAAACCAAGTCATGTATGTGTCATAGCAATTTCCTTGTAAAATTGCAAATGATTTACAGGAGCTTGATTTCTCATCAAATATCTCTACTTGCTTTCTGATATTATTGCCTGTTTTTCTAGCAAGTGCCTCGTAGTTTTCAAAGTCAAAGTATCTACCTGAAACATCGTTTCTATCTGACTTGCCACTTGGCATGATGATAGGTATCTCATCAAAGCACATACCAACATCAGCAAATTCCGCTTGATTGTGATATACCTTTTCTTTCAACTCTTCAGTGATAGTCTTACCTTGTGTGACTATCTGCAATCCACCAGAGTCTGCGTGAATGTTTTTGATATGATCTCTGTAAGGTTCAAATCGTCCTCCATAGTCTGCTTCTTGATATGCATTATACAAGATAGAATAATTGTGACTATAATGATTGTTGACAAAATTATCAAAGATTTGATTTATCACGCCAGCAGTATCAGGATCATTAGCCGCAAGAGGGTTTGCGATCCGCATATAGCTTGTCCCTGATACTACATACTCTAGCTTATGCATTCATGAAGTCCGGGGTAGCTCTGTTAGTCCACTTAGAGAAATGTGCCTTGTATTGTCGATAATATTTTTGATATGCCAACACAGCATCATCACCCTTGACATCATCAGGCATTGCTTGCGGCAATACAGTAAGATTGCCTTCAGGGATATTCTTAGGTGAGTCAGCAACAAGTGCGTGTAGTTTTGTATAGGAACCATGCTCTTTGCCATAGCGAAAGGTATACTCGTTGCATGTTTCAATCCAGAGTGTGTGCAACCATCGATAGTTCGCAGACGTTTCGCGTGTCCATATGTTAGAAGGATGGTTGATATGACTAGCTTTGTACAGCGTAGACTCCATTACATCATCAGACATGCGCCAACGCTTGATGCGTCGATTGTTTGCAGTTTTATCGATATACATTTCACCGTCAAGTACACGGTGAGCAGTAGAAAGTAACTGAGCATATTCTGTAGCCATCTTCACAACATGCTTGTCGTTTTGTAGCATTGCGGCAACAGCAGGATCTTCGTTTAGTTTGAATACATTCATAGACCTAACACCTTTTTGATTTCATTACTCTGCTCAATCTTACCTAGATAGTAAGCATCAATAATAATATTATAGATGGTTTCTCTGTCCATGTCAAGCAATTTATGATCTTCTTTTTGACCAAGTCCGTCACGAAGACTCACAACCAAATCGCCTTGGTAGGTCATCTTGATGTCTGTTACATCACGAAGGATTTTAGGCTTCTTCATACTAACTCCTGAGTATAGTCAATAAGGTTCGCGTTTGACTCATTGCATCGTCTAGCGCGTTGTGGTGAGTGTCAGCCTCTGCCTTTCGTATCTTAACATTACTAACGCCTACTAGATTCAACACTGTCCTGTAGCACTGCACTTTCCATGCTGACCATGGGATAGTCCTATCAGTGTTCCAGTATGCTGATTCTAATATCGATATGTCAAACGCGGCACCGTTGCCCCAGATGACAGTATTCTTTCGGTCAGTCCCATACCATTCAGCAAACATATCCAATGCATCACCAATTGGTTTAGGATCAACAGTCAATGCTTTCCTAGCATCCGGTGACTGCCTTGACCACCACTCAACCGTTTCTTTGGATACATGCAACCCAACATCTTTACATGATTGACCATCAACATTAACATAGAATGTATCAAGTACCCCATCTTCGACATTAAAAGCCACTGCACCGATAGAAAGAATTGCCGCATAAGGTCTGACGCTAAGAGTTTCGATGTCTACCATTATATGTTTCATGATCTAGGTGCAAACTCCTGTTGTAATTTGATGTTGTCGAAAAATTCTTTCTTTAGGTCTGGCTTTTTAAAGCCCCCTCTTAATACAGTTGTCTGTGTTAAGGAACTGTGTGCTTTAATACCTCTGTTCTCGCAACAACCATGCGTTGCTTGCACATACACCCCTACATGCTCTGCGCCTGAGTGTTCTTGTATCTCATTAGCGATCATAACATTGAGTTCTTCTTGTAATGTACCACGCATAGCACACCACTGTGCGATCCGCGTGTACTTACTTAGACCTAAGAGCTTGTCACCCGCAATGATTCCTATGTATGCAACGCCTGAGACTGGCTGATGATGATGCGAACAAATACTTTTCAATTCACTTCTGACAACCAGCATACCCTCATAACCGTCTTCTACATAATTGGGAAAACTGTTGGGGTCTGGCATTGGATAATATCTGCCACTCATGATTTCATGCACATACATTTTAGCCATTCGCCTTGCTGTACCAATGCTATTAGGATCTTCTTCCGTGTCAATTATCAGAGATTGCAACACGCTTTCAAATTTATCTGAGACTTCATCGACTAGCAAGTCAAGTTCATCATCTTCAATAAATCCTGAGATGTTATCTGCCGCATAGTATCGAGAACCAGAACGTTCAATTCGATCTCTAATTGTTTGGCTTATGCTCATTTGTTCTTTCCTTCACATCATCTAGTATTGAATATGCAATTTTTCTATGTCCTTCTGCATTAGGATGCTGACATAGTTCCATATCATCTTCACATAATTCTTTCAAAGTGCCTGGTATAAAATTATCCCACTGTTCCATCTGAATTAACATGTGTTCAACAAATCCTGCATACATTATAGATGGAACTGAATTCTTTGTCAAGTAGTTTTCTGCCGATCTGATAGAAATTTCTGACATGTAATAGCAGATATCTAGTTCTCTTGGTTTGCGTACCCTAAGATTCGCTTTCTTGAATCTCAAACGTTCTGGGTCCCAGTCCCAATCTCTAGTATGTCCACTCCATGTTACAAGTGCAAATTGATCTTCTGTGAAATCGTGTGCTAATATCTGACTAGCGATTGCAGGATTTGAGTTTCCATCTATACCGTAATTTATTAGATCAAATCCCAACTCATTGGCGACATGCTCGACGAACGGTGTGACATAGTAACGATTGTTCGGGTCTGGTTTATTTAGACCTGAAGTGTAGCTGTCACCAAATGCTACTATTGTTCCCATGGGAAAACTACCCAGTCATCAGCCTCAAAATACTCTGCTCTATATTTTGCCATACTATCGCCTGTCTTGTCTATTAGAACGGCAAAATCGGTGTTCTTAAATACTTCAGATAATCCTCTTATTGTATCACCTGTGTCACAGATGTCATCTACAATCAAAGCCTTTTGGTAACTTTGCTGTGAGATGATGTGCATTGAGCCGTTACCATCTCTTAATTGGTATTGAACAGTAGCCATTGGTACGCCTAGCAAGTGCGACAGTTGAACAGCAGGAACTAAACCGCCTCTTGTGACACCTATGATGATGTCGTAATTTTGATCTTGTACGCGGCGATATAGTTTATTGATCATCGCATCATACTGTTCCCATGTTATATGCATTATGTACCTATCGCGTTGCCGAAAACGTAGCTATGATTTCTCGTAGCTACTTTATAACCACGACACATCGCTTCCATGCAGATGTCAGCAACTTCTTCTTGCTCTTCTTTTGTCGCACCTGCAGGCATTATCCAAACTTCTGGGTGCGGAATCTCGTTTGAATCAGCCAGAGCATTTGTTTCTCTACACCAGTAATCAATCTCGTTCCAAGAATTCTCTGTGCCGTTACACACAAATTTTATGATGCCTGTGCTTCGTGTTGCCTGTAAGTAATCGACGTAGATATCTGGCATAATTTTGTCTTTCTCGCCAGCAGTGAACAGCGTCTTAGGACTAATAGCCCAATGCCAACGTATTCCCATATCAGCAAGATATACGTTGATGAAATCTCGCAGTTCAGGATTCAATGGTTTTGTACCGTTTGTTTCTACGGTGATTATTTTAGGTGGGTTGCCGCGAATCAGAAACTCATTGACAATTGCCTTCATTTGTTTCTGTCGCAACATGGGTTCGCCACCTGTAAAAGCAAGCATATTTTCTTGACCAGTTACAGGATGCGTAAATTTGTTGAAAGGTAAACTTAATTCTATTCTGTCACAAACTTCTTCAACATCACAGTCTTGCGCCAAATGCTTATACTTCTTTGACCATGAGTAGGAGCTGTCACATCCATACTGCCATACAGGAAGATCTTCAACCTTTTTCACATTGATCAGGTCATAGTCTTTGTATGGCAATATCCATGTGCTTTCATCTTCAGGATTCTTTTGACCGAAGCCATTGCATTCTAAGTTGCAACCAAAGAATCGAAGCCATGCAGTAGGTGTGCCAGCTAGTTCTGCTTCACCTTGGAAGCTATAAAAAATCTCGGAGTATCTAATATTCATACGCGCATTATACAAGTATTCAAATGTTATGTCAAGAACTAATCAGCCAAATCTTTAAGTTGTTCGACCTTTTCTTTCGCTAACTTGAGTGCTTCAGCATCATCAAAGTATTTCGGTCTACGCTTAGCCAGCTTCTGATCCTTGTGTTTTTCATTTAGCATTGCAGCATCATCAGCTTGCTTGCGAATGAAATCCAGATATTCGGTGTTGCCCGATCCTTCTTCATCTGCAATCAGCCCTTCTATGTCAACACTCTTGATATATTTTTGCTTGATGTCTAGCTGTTTCTTTTCTTTCTGAATTCTACGCAGAAAAGCATAGTAGGTAATTTGCGTGAAATATGCAAACGGGTTCTTAGATTTTTCAGGATTGAAGTTGTCAATATAGGTGATGCAGTTTTCAATGCCATCCAGAATCATTTCATCTCGAAAGGTATAATTGACAAAATTGGATTTGTATGCCAAATGGTTTGCAATCTTGACCATGCATTCACCAAGATAATGGGTGACGCGAGGCTTCGGTTCGTCTGCTTCTTTTGCTGCCAACACCTTTTCTCGATACTCAGAAATTTGTTTTAGAAATTCCTTGTTATCGATATAGTGAGCAGTCTTTGTTTTTGTCTTCACTTTAGGTCTCCATAATAAAAATAAAAAATAACGCTTGACAACGTATTTAGTTTGCTGTATACTTCGCTATGTTGCGATTGAAAGGAATAATATCAATGTATCTTTGTTACACTATCAGATGGGATAAGATTTGGTAGCTCATCTTCTAGCTCTCCCTCGTCATCTCCTCCCAAGTAAAAATGTTCAACTGTTGCCATATATTCTGACGCATACTCTGTTTTTAGTTCAGTAATATAAAGTATTACACTACTATTTATAGTGATTGAATCCGCGCTTGAGAGAGTTTGCCAAGGCTTCAAGTTAAATCTCTCACGCATGTCCTTCCCTGCTTCTTTGTATAATGTGATAACTTCAACAGGAAAAGTGAGATTGATAGTATCATTCAAATTTTGTGTATACGCATTATCAATCATAGCAATAACTATATCACCTGTTATCAGTTTAAAAATTCTTATTGTATCACTCATGCAAAAAGAGACTCCAATGTGTTAACTACATAATCTTTTGTGTATGGTCTTGTTATTCTCTTATCAAGATATATACCATATCGTCTTCCTACATATTTATACCACTGCCCGCGACTAGCAGGTAAGCCATAGATTCTACTAAAGATCTTATCACCTTTATCCATCTCTGCTTTACGAGTGTTTTGTGCTCCAGCGTGTGTACTAGGAGAGGTAAACTCTTTCAACATAATGTTTCTTAGAATGTAAGTGCCATAACCATTCATCGCACATTCAAGTGCAAAGAAATCATCTTCACCTACTACTAATTGTCCATCTACATAATCAAACTCTTCGTTGAACATAACCTTGGCATCATTTTTTCTTAGAAAGAACATCGTACCTTTCATAGAGCCAAACTTTCTATCAAAGCACAACTCATCGTCCCATTTAACATTGAGATAATTTTTATCAAGATTGCTGTACTTGTCTTTGAATGCGCCGTCTCCCGGTCTACCGTCCCAGTGAGGGAAGAACAGATCAACACCCTCAAAATTCTCTGGGTATTCTGTGAGTACGTCACATATGTTGATACCTGTGTGTGAGAATTCTGCGTGTTCTTTTAGTATAGCATCGTTGTCCATAAACAACGCCCACTCATGTGTGCTATCTGCATAGAAAGCCTCAAGCAATACGTTTCTCGCTTTCCCAGGCGGTACCAAAGCATGCGGTAAATACTGAACGCCAGGTATATACTCATCTGCGTAATAGTCTTGTGCTAAAACTTTAATTTCCATATTAGGACAAGTCTTTCGCCAGAATTCAATTTGCTGTTTGTGATTTTCTACCCGGATGCTTCTCGCTTCTGGTTCATCCTTACTGCCAAAGTAAGATATGATGTATGCTTTCACGTTCATTTCTTTTCCCCATAAACATCAAGATTTACTATCTTGTAGTCAAAACTTTCTTCGTTGTACAGCTTGATTCGTTCAATCATGTGGTTCAGTGTGTAGTTCTTCTTAGACTTCCAAGACAGATCATCGCCAACATCATATAGGTTGCATGTAGTTTTGTCGTCACCTTTCCTAAGCCCTCTACCAATAGACTGTAAGTTTCTTATTCGGGACTTGCTAGGTGATGCGAAGATAACATTGTGCAGGTTTCTTATGTTGATACCTGTAGAGAATGTACCATATGATGCAACAATTATAGCATCATTTGCTTTCTCTGTCAATGCTCTAATCTGCTCACGCTGATCAGTATCAGTGCCGCCGTATACGAAATACACGGGGCGACCATCAGATACTTTGCGTCTAATCATATCGTACAATATTGCGCCATGCTTTTCAACATACTGAAATAGTACGAGAGAGTTCCCTTTTTGTGTAGTTGCTAGATTTCTGAGAATCACATTTCTCTTGTCATTAGATACGAGATAATCCATCTCTTCTTGATATGACATTCCCTTGACTTTTTTCCTTTCTTCGTCAGGGTATTGTAGGACGATGCAGTTCACTTTTAATTTAGCGATGCTACCTTCGTCCATGAGTTTTTTTGTGGTAGTGACATTTATCACTGGTCCGAAGCAGCCTTCTAATACCAGTTTATGTGTCTTTGTTCCGTCAAGCGTACCAGTAGCACCGAAGCGATAAGGCGCATTCTCACATTTATTCATAATGCTAGTTAGTGATTTTGCTTTAAATAAATGCGCCTCGTCTCCATATACAACATCAAATTTCTCAAACCATTTCTTTGGAAACTTGTATACAGATTGCCACGTTGTTACTGTGATTGGAAATTCATTTGATTTTTCTTTACCACCGTATATACGATGGACATTTTCAGATGCTTGCCAATCTGTTTCTGATGCATAGTCTTGAAAGTCCCCGTACATTTGCTCCACTAATGAAGTGGTCGGGACAACCAAGAGTTGCTTTTTTCCTAGGCGCTGATAATAACGAACCAGGGTAAAAAGAATGAGAGACTTACCACTGCTAGTGGGGCTAAGTAAGAGTTGGCGTCCTGAGCGAATTGCAGTAGACGCGGCTTCAATTTGATAATCACGGGCTTCAATTGGTTTGCCATTAGTGTGTAGATTTAACTCCTTTGTAAAGTTTTCGATATATGAATTTGATACCGGGTCGCCGATAACGTCGATATTTATACTTATGGTGTATTCTAGCTGCTTTGCGAATCCTTCTAGATATGATAGCAAGCCTACTGGTAATTCTTTCGCATAGATGTTAAACAGTCTAGCTTTGCCGTCCCACATGCGTGACTTGTACGCTGGCATAAATCGTGCGCCTGGTACTTCAAAAGTAAAGAAGTCATTGATCTCTTGTAGAGTGCTAACATCGCAGTCTACAATCAAATATACTTCATTCTTTTTAGTCACTGTTATCATTACAAAAGTCCGTTAGTGAATTTAGTCCACTCTATACTGTTTTTGATGTCCCACGTTCTACTATTTAGATTGCGTAAAACTCGCTCTAAAAAATCACCGACAGTTGCAATGTACTCAACCTTGTTTGTTTGTTCAATCACATCATCATCTGAATCGAGCATTTCATTCATATCAGATTTTAGCGGCTTGGGTCCTAGCCATTGGTCCCATCCTAGTGCAACGAGTTCTTCTCTAGACAGTTCACCGCGAAAGTACGATGTCTTTACCTTGCGCAATTTGTATAGAGCAGCCTGTGATCTGCGCAAATGCAAACGCACATCTGACATGTGATTTAGGTATTTTGAGTGTAGCTCAGGCGTGCGTGTAGACTCTTTGCCAAGTGATAGTTCATCAATCTTACAGTCTACAGCCCAAGAGTCTTGGAGTTCTTTCAATGTTATCATAATAATCTCGAGGTCTTATTTATACATATTATACCGCATTACGGTATAGAAGTCAAGTACTATTTGACCGATTCTACTGTAAACAGTCGATATCTGAATGCTGCGACACCAACAAAGTAGTTTTGATCACCAGAGCTAATGTCGAAATCTAGACCTTCCAAGCTAATCGGGAAGCAGTCTACAAAAGAAATACGATTTGAAGGATTATTATTACTATCAAGAACGAAAAGATCAGCATCACTGAACTGACCAAGGTCTTTAGCTCTTTGATTTTGATTCGGAAATCGGTATCGTTGTCCATCTATATACTTTGTAAATTGTTTATGGTCTTCAGGAGAACCCAAGCCTATCATCCAGTCGTACAATTCTTTGTAATTAGCCATATCTTCTTGTACGAGGAATCTAATAACTAGCTCACCGAATCTCAGCTTGTCACCGGGAAACGCAAGAGTTGATAGTGGAGTCTCTACTTCAGGAGAACCAATAGACATCTG